CTACTAGACAAGATTTAGGAATGGTGACATCAGTATCTAAACGTAGAGCAGGAGCTGAATTAAAACAAAAATTAGCAGGTAAACGTTCTGATGGAATGGGTAAGTATGATGGTAAAATTTACGGATTAGATAATGATGGCAAAAGAGTTGAATTGAAAAGTTTAAACGATTTAAATAAATTTACTAAATTCGAACTTGATGCTGATTTAAATGAAGCTAATAACCTACTTAAACAGTCTAAATTATCATCTGCTGAATATCAAAAAGCTAAAAAACTAAAAGACTTTGATGCTAAAAACTATAAATGGGATCCAAAACAAGGTCTATATTTAATTAGAAAAACGAATGAAGTATTAAAGGAATTCGTAGGTAAAGAATTAGAAGATAGAAATGAAGCCTTATATGATGATTTAGTACCGGGAGACGGAAAAGCAGATACTGTACAAGGTGAAATGCTAAGAGCTATTAATAGAATAATTTACCGTTATTATAATGATGGAGATGAATACCATACTGGGTACGGAACTGAAACAGCAGGACCAGCACATTCTTATTTAATTAATGCTAATCATCCTCTTAGATCATTAGTAAGTACTTTATTTAAAAATGGTACTAATTATGAGCAGACAATAAAAGATGTTTTAGATGCTATTTTAGATCATATCGAATCAAGACGAGGCAAATATGCTCCTAATAGTGAAGACATGTTTGATTATGAATCTGAATTTCAAGACGATGAATTTGAAGAAGATGACTATGATGATTACGATTACGATGACGATGATTATGATGAATTTGATAATGAAGAACAGTATCAAAATGAAGATTTAGATGTAGGTCATCAAGATGATGAACCAAAAATGATTCAAAAAGAACTATACGATATAGCTCAATATGCATCGAAATTGTTTAAAAGGTTAAAGAAGTATGACAGTATGGAAGATGAAGTTGATTTTCCTCACTGGTGGCAAAAGAAAGTAACATTAGCAAGAGAATACATATCTTCAGCTAATCATTACTTAGAAGGAGAAGAAGAAGCTCAATCATCAGGTAAATTAACCTTAGAGAATTTAGTGAGTGAATATGGCGGAAGTGCTTCTAGAAACTTAGATGAAATATTTGGAGCATTAGGATATAGACAAGGCTTTGACGAATTTATAGAAGATAATCCTGGATGTGTAGAAGTAATAATGGAATGGATCGGAGGAATATCTGATTTTCAAGAAAAATTATCTCAAGAATACGATAATGAAGAGTTAGAAAATTTAGGATTTTACTTTGGCGATGATGATTATAACGAATCAGTAGTCATTAAAGAAGAAGCAACTTGCTGCGGTAAATGCGGTAGAGTGCACGTTAAAGGTAATTGTAAAAGACCTTACCTAAAAGGAACTAAACACTGTAGAACTAAATAAGCTATGCATAAATTAGAAAAACTTATACTTGAAACATACGGTCGGGTACTAACTGAAATAGAGGAAGAGAGAACAAAACAATGGGAAAACCTTCCGAAAGAACAGCGTGATAGCCTTATTGCTCGCTACGGAGAACCTAACTTTAACGGTGAACATGATTTCTTAAGCAGCGACGGGGATACTTACTTTAGAGCAACGGATAAGAACAAAGAGACAGGTAGTATTAGCCATGCCGTAATACAATTACCATCTTTTACCTCGATGTACACTAACTTTTCAGATATTATTAAAGACGTTAAGAAATTAATGGGCTCAGATGATGTTAGAAAAGACCAAGCAGCAAGAGAGTTATTTGAGTTAATTAAAACTAACTTCAGAAAATTACAACGATACCTTAGAATAGAAAGACCTGAACAGTATCAGTTAATGAAATTGAGACGTTCTTTAGAGGAATCAATAGCAGAATTAAAAAAAATACCTGTAGTATTAGAAGCAAAATTATTTGAAGAAGAACCTACACCTGAAGAAGAAGGTGATAAGACAGCTTCTAAAGAAACAATTCTAGAAGATGCTACAGATATAATATTAGGGAAGTTTCCAACTTTGAAAAAAGCTATAGTTAAACTTCAAACAAATCAGTTTAAAGAGTTTGTAACCAGCATTGACTGGATATCACCTAGACCATCATCATTTAGAGTAAATATTAAAAATGGTCAATCATACATACTTAAATGGACAGGTACTGGATTTGAAGCACAAATACTAGGTAAACGTTACTACATCGATAAGATAGATGATTACCAACAAGCTTTAGACAAGTTAAGCAGACTTTACAGAGAAGGGCCTATGAGCAATTCTGGAGAGGCAGAGTCCGCTGAAACTGACACTGGAAGTTCCGGTGGAGGTGGAGGCGGGGACTTCCCCGGCGGTGACTCTGGAGGTGGAGAAGCAGATGCAGGAGTAGATGCTCTTAGCGGAGACGCACCAGCAGATGATACAGGGGGAGCTGATCTAGGAGGAGAACCAATAGACTTTGAAGAACCAGCAGAAGACCCAGAAGCATAGTATAAATACATAAAAACAAATACAATGAATAACTTTGATTTAAGAAAATTTTTAATAGAAAATAGAGATACTAACTCTACTAAACTTTTAAGTGAAGTAGAATTTACTAAAAAAGAAATTATTAATTCTGTTACTTTTCCAACCGGAGAGGTATATACAGTAGGAGAATACTCTAACTACGGCGGTATGAGAGTAGATACTATCACACCAGTCCCAGAAAATGAGAGAGAAGAGGATGAAGTAGTAGCTATCGAAATGAGAGATGGAGATAATGCAGTTGTATATAAATTTAACGCTGAAGGAAAAGAAGTAGAATACTAAAACATTTAAAGCAAATACAATGAATAACTTTGATTTAAGAAAATTTTTAACTGAAAATAAACTTACTCCTAATAGTAAGTTAGTTAAAGAAAATCACCTAGGTATAGATATTGCAGGAGCAACACCTCAACAGATAGGTTTGATTAGATGGGAACATGAAGTATACGGCAGAGGATTTCCCACGCCATCCTCAAAAGGTCCATATGATAAACAATTCTATGCTGATGAAATTATGAAGCTAAACTCAGAAGAAGAAGTACGGGATTACTATAAATATAAAAGAAAAGAATCACACGTTAAAAAAATTGGTCACACAGGAACAAGGGATTTAGTAAAAGATAAAAATGGAGATGTAAAAATTTTCGATGGATTAGACAACTATGGTGATCGTTTGTGGATTACACGAGCTGTTAAAGCTTGGATAAAAGCAGGTAAACCAGTAAAACCTGTCCCACAACCAGAGACTGGAGATCCGAAATACTTAAAAGTAGCTAAAAAGTTAACCGATATGTATAAGTCTACACCTCAAGGAAGAAAAATTATAATGGGGACTAAGCCTTTTAGAAAAGACGGTACTGATGATGTCCAAGCACTTATTCTTTCCGCAGATCAATACTTAGAGTATTTCGAAGAAAGAGGAGATGAAGATGGAGTTGAAATAGCTAATTACTTTCTTAACTCTTTAGGAGATTTAGATTAATATAAACATAAAATAAAAGCAAATACAATGAATAATTTCGATTTAAGAAAATTCTTAACAGAAAAAAAATTAACTACTAACAGTAAGTTACTCGCTGAAGAAGGAAGATCTCCAGATAATAGAAAACCCGAAAACTTAAAATTAGACCCAGATTACGATAAAGGAGGTAAATACTATAGTGAAGAGGGAGCAGAAGCTTTTAGAATTCAACCTTTCAAACAAAATGATATTGAATACACCAAAAATCAGGCTATGAAACAAGGTAAACATATTGTAGGATTAGAAGGTGGAGAACTTAAAAAATTCATTTCTGATTATATGGCGGCATGGGAAGCAGATAAAGGAGATACACCTAAAGGAAAAACTTTTAAATAGTAATTACATAAAAGCAAATACAATGAATAATTTTGATTTAAGAAAATTCTTAGCAGAAAATAGAAACAGTGTAAAAGAAGATCAAGAAAGTGATCATCAATTTTACGCTAACCAAGAAGGAGAAGAAGTCATTATGCAAATAGCTAAAGACGCTATAATTCTTATGGATGAACAACCAGGAACATCTGCTCATATTGCGTTACAGTCCATATTAGAGGATTACATCGAAGAAAACGGTTTATAATAAACTTACAAATGAATCTTATAGATAGAGTTATATTAGAATGGTCATATAAGACCAAAAAAGGATATCCTGACATTAATAGTCAAGAGGATATGGCTTTGTTTGAATCTATATTTGGTTTTATTCCTTTATTAAATGAAGATAAAGATCTAGTAAACCTTATTAAGAGTAAAATAAACAGATACGGTGATATATCTGCTACTGCAGGTACATCTAAGATTGTTTTAAAATTTTCTGAAATTCCATCTAGAGGAGCAAGTTCAAGCACACTTAGAGGAGAGGTATTTACAGAATTAGAAAAACTAGCTAACCAAGAAGAAGACATAACCTCTTACACTAAAGCTAGATCATCGAGTTCTTCAGTAGGACAATCATTACTCACGTTTAGAGGAAATGATTATTCGATTATAGTAAAAGGAACAGCAGCAGAAGATAGTGCAGATACAGATGTAAAAGAAGGTTTAGTTTCTTTATTCTATGTTAGTGATATTACTTCACCATTTACAGTAGAAAACATTTCAGAAAGAGCAGAACGTTTAATAAGTACAATGCCAACAGAAATTCCTGGAGAAGATTCAACTAGCACCGAAAAAATTGTTTCATACTTATCAGCGCTTGAACCTAAAAACTCGCATGTAAACTTTGTTAACCAACCTCTATCTAGTGCTCTTGCTATTAAGGAAAAATACCCTAAAGCTAAACTTATACGTTCAGGAAAATTTAATGAGATAAGAAGTAAGGCCAAACAACTTACCGGATATGATAAAGACAAATGGTGCCCCGGAGATTTATACGTACAGTTAAAAGGTATACCCGATATTAATTCTGCAGACAATATTGAAATAATTAATAATTTCTTTGTGCAAGAATGGGGAGGTACTACAAACGTAGCAGGTGAAGAAGCTTCTTTAGTAGCAGTTTCTTTAAAACAGCAAAAAGCACAAGGTGGAAAAGCAAAAGGCCTTCTTGCTAAATACTCTAAAGTTAAATCAGATTATAATTTAACTAATGATGAAAAAGAGTACGATGTAGATCAGTTTAAAGAAGCAATCGTACCATTAAGGAGTAAAATAAGCTCTTTAGTTGGATCTGCAGATAATGTGTCGTACAACTTAGAAAGTATAAGTTTAGAAGGTTTTGATATAGATCAACTTAGAGGAAAATATGCGGCTTTGAAAGCTATTGAATTCCTATTTAAGAATTTTCCACCGGGTAAAATAGCTGACGCAGTAGTTGCATTAGCAGGCTTTGCAATGTCTTTAACTGATGTTAACCCTGGTTTTTTTAAAATAATTGGTAACTCTTCAGGAACTAATGCTACAGTAGAATCATATCCTCAAGGTACTAATATAGTTCTCTACAATAAAGAAGGGGATTATAAAGATATTAAGATAGTAGATACAGATAGTTACGGAGGAGTAAGAATATTATTTCACATACTAAAACGAGGTAAACCACACTTCGTCCAGATAAGTGCAAGAAACAATGGTAATACTCAAGGCACTTTAGAAATAGAAAAAATAGATCCAATATAGGATAGTTATGGCAAAAGATATAAAAAAAATAATAGCACAAGAGTACTTTAAGTGTGCTAAAGATCCGGCGTACTTTATGAAGAAGTACTGCTATATACAGCATCCTACTAGAGGACGTATACTATTTAATTTATATCCATTTCAGGATAAAGTATTACATTTATTTAGAGATCATCAATACTTAATTACTCTTAAATCAAGACAGTTAGGTATATCCACTTTAGCTGCAGGTTACTCTCTGTGGCTTATGTTGTTTCATAAGGATAAGAACGTACTTGCTCTAGCAACAACTCAAGCTACTGCAAGAAACTTAGTATCTAAGACTATGTTTATGTATGATCAACTACCTAAATGGTTAAGATTACCAGCAGTAGAAAAAAATAAATTATCACTTAGACTAAAGAATGGATCGAAAATTACAGCTAAATCTTCTAACGCCGATGCCGCAAGGTCAGAGGCAGTATCACTACTGCTTATCGATGAAGCAGCCTTTATTGATAACATTCAAGAAACGTTTACAGCAGCACAACAAACCTTAGCAACAGGTGGACAGTGTATGGCATTATCAACTCCTAACGGAATTGGTAACTGGTTCCATCAAACATGGGAAAAAGCAGAAAGCGCAGAAAATAGCTTTGTACCTATTAAATTACCATGGACAGTACATCCAGAAAGAAACCAAGAATGGAGAGACCAACAAGACTCAGACCTTGGTCCTAGAATGGCTGGACAGGAATGTGATTGTGACTTCTTAGCTTCTGGAGATACGGTATTTGAACCAGAAGACATGATGTTTTATGAACAAACATACTTAAAGGATCCTTTAGAGAGGAGAGGTGTTGACGGTAATTTATGGATTTGGGAAGGAGTTGATTACTCTAAATCATACATGGTTGTAGCAGATGTAGCTCGAGGAGACTCTGCAGATTATTCTGCATTCCACGTATTTGATGTAGAAACCTGTACTCAAGTTGGTGAATACAAAGGTAAGTTATCTCCTAAAGATTTTGGAAATGTACTAGTAGGAATAGCAACAGAATACAATCAGGCATTATTAGTAGTAGAAAACGCAAACATTGGTTGGGCTACAATAGAACAGATAATGGAACGTCAATACACAAATCTATACTATAGTACTACATCTCAAATGGAAACTGTAGAATCATATATGAGCAAATTTGAAAGAGACAAACTAGTTCCAGGCTTTACCATGTCTGTTAGAACTAGACCTTTAGTAATTGCTAAGATGATTGAATACATAAGAGAAAGAGGTGTTACCATACAGTCTAAGAGGCTATTAGGGGAGATGAGAGTATTTGTATGGAAGAATGGAAAACCTCAAGCACAGATTAATTACAACGATGATTTACTTATTTCAGCAGCAACAGCACTATATGTTAGAGATACTGCTCTAAGATTAAGACAGCAAGGTATGGACCTAGCACGAGCACAGTTATCATCTTTTAGTAACCTTAACGCAAGAAACAAAGCAATCATAAATACAGTTGGAAACCAGCAAAATAATCCGTATATTGTAGATAACGGACGTACTCAAGAAGATATTTCCTGGTTATTAAAATAGACTATTTATATAAAAACACAAATTAATGGCAGATAAATCGCTATTTGGACGTTTACAACGGCTCTTCTCTACAGATGTAGTAATTCGAAATGTTGGAGGAACACAGCTAAAAGTTGTAGACACAAATAATATACAGACCACAGGTAAGTACCAGACCAATTCTCTTATGGATAGGTTTACTAGGTTATATACCTATAATAAAGCAAATATATTTAACCCTAACTTAAACTATCAGACGTTAAGGGTACAGTTATATTCTGATTATGAAGCTATGGATACTGATCCAATTATAGCATCTGCACTTGATATTATTGCTGATGAAGCAACGGTAAAGAATGATCAAAACGAAATACTGGGTATTAAATCAACAGACGAAAATATACAGAGAGTACTTTATAATCTATTTTATGATGTATTAAATATAGAGTTTAACCTCTGGTCATGGACTAGAAATATGGTTAAATATGGAGACTTCTTTTTGAAATTAGAAATAGCAGAAAAGTATGGAGTCTATAATGTACTACCTTACACTGTATATCATATCGCTCGACACGAAGGACATGACCCAGATAATCCTCAGAAAGTAGAATTTGAATTAGATCCAGACGGTATAACTGCTTCTACAGATACTTCTTATGCACCCGGTAAGCATAAGACTAAAAACGTAAAAATAGACAATTACGAAATGGCTCACTTCAGATTAATATCTGATACACATTACCTACCTTACGGTAGATCTTATTTAGAGCCAGCTAGAAAAATATTTAAACAAACATCTCTAATGGAAGATGCAATGTTGATTCATAGAATCATGAGAGCACCGGAAAAGAGAATGTTTTACATTAACGTAGGTTCTATTCCTCCTAATGAAGTTGAGCAGTTTATGCAAAAGACTATTAATGGAATGAAAAAAACTCCTTATGTTGATCCTCAAACTGGTCAATATAATTTGAAGTTTAATATGCAAAATATGATGGAAGATTTTTATCTTCCTGTAAGAGGTGGAGATACTGCTACTAAAATAGAAACTACCAAAGGTTTAGAATACGATGGTACAAACGATGTACAGTACCTACAGTCTAAATTATTTGCAGCATTAAAAATACCTAAAGCATACTTTGGATACGAAGGTGATTTATCAGGAAAAGCTACTTTAGCAGCAGAAGATATTAGATTTGCTAGGACAGTAGAACGTATACAAAGAATAATGGAATCGGAATTAACTAAGATTGCATTAGTACATCTATATACTCAAGGCTTTGAAGGAGAGAGTTTAACTAATTTTGAAATTAAATTAACTACACCTTCTATCATATTTGAACAGGAAAAGGTTGCTCTTATGAAAGAGAAGATTGATTTAGCTGCTCAAATGAAAGATTCTAAATTATTTTCTACTGACTATATTTACGAAAATATATTCGATATGTCTGAAGATAAGTACATGGAAATGAGAGACCTTATGGTAGAGGATGAGAAACGTAAATTTAGAAGAACTCAAATAGAAGCAGAAGGAAACGATCCGGCTTCTTCTGGAGTTACATACGGTACTCCTCATGATTTAGCATCTATGTACGGTAGAAGAGCTACATCAACTCCAAAAGGAGGCGATAAAACAGACTTACCTGCAGGATACTCAGAATGGGGCCAGCCAGGACCAGAAGGCGGAAGACCTAGAGAAAGAGCATCAGTATACGGAACTACAGCAGGATTAGGAGGTAGAGATCCTTTAGGTACACATGGTTTAAAAGGAGGCTACCCTAGCGACGGAGAAAATGTTAACGAAAATACTATAGCAAAGAATATTTTAGCTAAAAATGAAGAATTGTTAAAGAAGATAGTATTTACAAAAAATAGTGACGAGGACAAAGAAGGGCTACTAAACGAAGATCAAATTAAAGATTTAGGTAAGTAGTGCATATTTATATATAGTAAACGTATAAGATGAAGATAAAGCATTCGAAGTATAGAAATACTGGACTGATATTTGAATTATTAGTAAAGCAAATAGCGGCTGATACTCTAAATAGAGAACAGTCACCAGCTGTTAGTATTCTAAAGGAATTCTACGCATCCAAAAATTCTTTAGCAAAAGAATATAAACTCTACGATTTAGTAACTAAATCTAAAGGAGTATCTCAAAAGCGGGCAGAAGCAATAGTATCCACAATTACAGAGGTATCAAGAAAGCTAAATCAAGATGCTCTTAAAAATCAGAAGTATAAATTAATTTCTGAGATAAAGAAGCATTATGACTTAGATGAATTTTTTAGTATTCAAGTTAGAGACTATAAAGCTTTAGCTTCTATGTACTGCTTATTGGAAGCACAGAATAATGAAGAACTAGTAGACCCAAAATATTTAGTAGATAATAAAGTAACTCTATTAGAACACTTAACAGATAAATCTCAAAACTCAAATGACGTAAAGGATACTTTAATAGAAGAGTATTCTAAGTACGATAAAGATTTAAAATTACTTACATTTAAAATACTGTTAGAAAAGTTTAATAATACATATAAAGACTTACTTCCAGAACAAAAAAATATACTTAAAGAATTTATTACATCAGTTAATTCTAAGAAACGTTTACATAACATAGTAAACGAAGAATTAAAGAAGATAAATTCACAAGTTAAAAAACTTACTTCTAAGGTGACTGATGAAGTAGTAAAAATAAAATTAGAAGAAGTAGCTAGATCTATAAAGGCAGTAAAGAATACTGAAAAGATCGATGATACTCACTTAGTTAACTTAATGCAATTTTACGACTTAGTGAATGAATTAAAAACACTGTAATGAAGAAATCAGAAGCAGTATCGTTTATTAAAGAAGTAATGAAGGAGCTAGATGAAGCAAATGTAACTGGAGGAACAGCAACGTTTACACCAGGAACAGGAGCACAATATGCTACTCCTTTTGCTTTTGGTAAAGGCAATAGAGCTAAAAAGGCATTAAAGAAATTAGGATATAAACAGGTTAACCGTCCTTAACGGTCTTAAAATAATAAATTAGTTGACTACTTATGAGAACAGCAACAGAAAAATATCACGCGGTACTAGAAGGTAAACTTCAGGAAGCAGAATTTGTCCGTCAAATGAGACAAGCATATCCGCAATTTATCACCCAATGGAATGGATATAAAGATTCAGTATCTATACTTAAACAGAAGAGTCTTATTTTTGAAAAGAAAGAAGCAAAAGTAAAAGATATTGATGTAATAGCAGATCAATTTCCTCTTAATACAATAGAAAGAGGTATTGATATGGAATTAGAAGCTAAGGGTATAGATTCAACAGGAAATGTATCTAAAGAAGATTATATGAAAGCTAGGGTTAAGGTAATAGCTAACCTCCAGAAAGATGCTAATCATTATATTAATCTAGTTGCTGGAGAATCAGCTAAAGTAGATAAGCATGATAAAATGGTTGAGCCTAAAAAAGGTAATGAAGTAGATGTTCACAATGGACTTAAGAAAGCTGATTTAAAAGAAAGCTATAATAAAGAGACTTTATTAAAGAGACTTGGTAATGCAGATGATGCAACGATTCAAACTGGAAACGGAAGAGAGTACATTATATATAATCCTAATTCTAATAACGACGACAATGCTGCAATGTGGCATGATGATTCAGTATTCGCCTTAGATCAAGACGGAGGAGAGCAT